TACTCATGGTACTGCGGCAGGACAATGGTCTGCTCGAAAGGCTCAGTTACTTGCTAAGACTTATAAGGCTAGAGGTGGAGGATACAAATCGTGAAGAGTGTAGACGAATCTTTAAGTAAAAGACAAAAGAAAACATTAGGGAAGCACATTAAGCATCATACTAAAAAGCATATGTCTCTAATGAAAAGGCTTATGAAGAGTGGAACTACTTTCTCTGCTGCTCATAAGAAAGCGCAACAACAGGTTGGGTCATAATGAAAGCACCACAACGTTCATTACTAAACTGGGGTAAACAGAAATGGAGAACCAAATCTGGTAAGAAGTCTAGTGAAACTGGTGAACGTTACTTACCTTCTAAAGCTATCGCTGCTCTTAGTGATGCTGAGTATCGCGCTACAACCAGAGCCAAACGAGAGGGTAAGGCAAAGGGTAAACAGTTTGTGGCTCAACCGAAAAAGATTGCTAACAAAGTAAGGAGTTATAGAAATGCCTAATGTAAATGGAAAGAAGTTTCCCTACACTAAGAAGGGAATAGCTGCGGCTAAAAAAACTGCGGATGAAAAGAAAAAGCCTGTAAAGGGTAAGAAGAAAAGCCTAATGTCAGGGAGTTACTAATGGCTTTATATTTAACGAGTGGTGAATTGTATGAAGGCGAAACTCACGTTCTAGCAGGTAATACTTATAGTGGTAAGACAAGAACTCCTGAGTCACGCCGACTCGTGGAAGGGCCAGAACCAACGAGAGCCAGAAGCTCCAATGGCAGACTCAAAGGTGACGACCCCTCCACGATTGATATAAACGAAGCTTATGAAAAACCCAAGGGCAAAGGTAAGTCTAAGAAAAAATAATGGTTAGACCTACATACGAAACTGAAGCTGACCTAAGTAGAGAAGAAAACATTGCTAGATATGCAGCGCGTAAGTGGGATTGCGCCATGCGTAAGCAAGATAAGTACAACCAGTTTGATTACCTGATAATAAAGGGAAAGGACGTAAAAGCTTTTGTAGAAATCAGAACAAGGACACATATAAAGGGTACTTATCCAACCTGTTTTGTATCGGCTAACAAAGTGCAAGCTGCTTTTTCTATGCGTCTTGCCACTGGCTTACCGTGTATATTTTTAGTTGGATGGAAAGATTGTATCGGGTGGGCATCTTTGACTGAGATGTATAAAATAACAATAGGCGGCAGAACGGATAGGGGAGATCCTGCCGACATTGAAGCTGTAGCTGAAATACCAATAGAGAAGTTTAATATATTCAAATGAGTTTTATAACTACTATATCCCAACAAGATTTAGATTTACTTAGAGGCATAGTTCGCAAAGTACATCTAGCACATGTTGATGCAAAAGGATTAGCAACGAATGACCAGTGCGATAAGTTAATAGAAAGCATTGGTCCAGAGATTGTAGAGAAGATGATTAAGTTTGGCGTAGATAAGGGATTGCGTTGATAAACTTTAAATACAAACCTGATGGTGAAGTCTTAAAGAAGTTTATGAAAGACAACACTTTCTTTCGCGGCATAAGAGGACCAGTAGGATCTGGCAAGTCTGTTGGCTGCTGCATTGAAGTATTCAGAAGATCGCTTGCTCAAGAGAAAAGTCCTGACGGTGTTAGGAAAAGTCGGTGGGCAATCATAAGAAATACAAACCCACAACTTAGAACAACTACTATTAAGACTTGGCTTGATTGGTTTCCTGAGAATGAATGGGGTAAGTTTACTTGGTCTGTGCCTTATACACATCACATAAAGAAAGGTGACATAGACCTTGAGGTAATCTTCCTTGCTCTTGATCGTCCAGAAGATGTTAAAAAACTACTGTCCCTCGAACTAACAGGCATCTGGATTAACGAGGCAAGGGAGATACCTAAGAGCATTATTGACGCTTGTACTATGAGGGTTGGTCGTTTTCCTTCGATGAGAGACGGTGGACCAAGTTGGACAGGAGTTATTGCAGATACAAACGCACCAGAAGAAGATCATTGGTGGCCTATTATGTCTGGTGAAGTGCCAGTGCCAGATCATATTCCTAGAGAACAAGCTAAGATGTTAGTCAAGCCTGACAACTGGCAGTTTTTTACACAGCCATCTGGTATGAAAGAAATATATAATGAAGATGGTGAGGTAGAAAATTACAAAGCAAGTGATTACGCAGAAAATAAAAAGAACATGCTTGGTAATTATTATGAAAACTTAGTACAAGGTAAAACAAAGTCTTGGATTGACGTCTATGTTATGAATAAACTAGGTACGATACAAGACGGAAAGCCAGTATATCCAATGTTTGCTAGTGAAACACATATTGCTAAAGAAGAAATACCAGTAGCTTCGGGGCTTCCCTTGTATATAGGGATAGACTTTGGTCTTACTCCTGCCGCTGTTATTGGTCAAAAGGTTAGAAACAGATGGTTGATACAGTCAGAGGTTGTTGCTTTTGATATGGGCATTGTTAGATTTGCAGAGGTTCTAAGAAATGAAATTGCTACTAGGTTTTCTCAAGCTTCCGATGTCTATATATATGGTGATCCAGCAGGTGATTTTAGGGCGCAGACGGACGAATCTACCCCTTTCCACATACTTAGAGGTGCAGGTCTACGTGCTTTTCCCGCTCCGAGCAATTCGGTGGATCTCCGCTTGGAGTCAGTGGCGCAGCAACTTAACAAGATGGTTGAGGGTAAACCTGCGTTTTTAATGGACAGAAGATGCCAACAGCTTATAAAGGGTTTTGAAGGTGGCTATGCTTACAAACGTATGGAAGTAAGTGGTGAGAGATACGCAGATAAACCTGATAAGAATATGTACTCTCACATACACGATGCGTTACAATATTTGTTGTTGGGTGCAGGAGAAGGGCGAGCTTTGATGTCAAATCAGAAACCTTCTCAGGTAGTCCAAGCCAGAAAAGACTATGATATATTTAACAGGAAACCTAAAAGTGTGGCAAACAAGCCTAGCGTTTGGTCACTTGTGCGTTGAAATTTGTTTTGAATTGTGTTTACCAATAGGTAACGAGGAGTTTTGTTATGTGCACACCAAAGTCTACAGCTAAGAAAAAAAGCAACAAACAAGATATAGCAACTGGTAAATACTCTAGTTCGCAAGCACCAAAGAACTCTGCCGCAGATGATCTAAAAATGGATCTAGGTTTGAAAACTAAAAACCAAGCATACTATCGTGACTTAGAAAGTCGTAGTGCTGCCTCTCAAAAAGCTTTAGCCGATCAGCAAGCTCGTAGTAGAAAACGTAAGAAAAAAAGAAGAACCGATACTACAACCGATACTACAACCGATACTACTACAGACACTACAACTGATACCACAACTGATACCACAACTGATACCACAACTGATACAGATACTACAGTTATAGGTAATAATGTTGGAGATACATCCGTAACGGCAGAAAGTATTTACACCAAAGACCCCGACGAAGCTATGAAGGCTCAAGAGCTTTTAGCTCAAGATGAGTTAAGGCGGCAAAGAATAAAAAGAGCTAGGGCAAAACAGTCTTTGCTAAGAAGAAGAGTAGAAAGAGATAGAGAAGTTGGATCTGGAAGAAGAGTCTTGTCTGGATCTGAAAGAGAACTTAATATTCAAAGCAGACAAGCAGGTACAGGTCGTAGAGGCGGTGCAGGTAGAAGGTCTTTAATTACTGGTTCTACTGGTGGAATCGGATACTACAGTAGGTTTTTATAATGCAAGATCCAAAACAGAAGTTAGAACGATATGAAAAAGCTAAAGCACATAGGCAAAACTTTGTTGACCTCTTTGAGGAATGTTATGAGTATGCTCTACCGCAGCGTGAGTCTTTTTATTATGAAACTGCAGGTCAGCGTAGAGATGATAAGATCTTTGACGAAACAGCGGTGGTTGGCGTTCAAGAGTTTGCTTCGAGGCTACAATCGGGATTAGTTCCAAACTTTGCACGTTGGGCAGATTTAATCGCAGGATCTGAAATACCAAAAGAAGAACGTGACTTTGTAGATAATGATCTCGATGAGATTACTGAGTATGTATTTGAAATATTACAGAACTCAAACTTCTCTCAGGAAGTACATGAAGCATTTATGGATCTAGCAGTAGGTACTGGTGTACTGTGTGTAGATGAGGGTGATGCAATAAATCCTGTTACATTTTCAGCAATACCATTACCGCATGTTGTTTTAGATACTGGTCCTGATGATAAGATAGATCATGTGTTTAGAGAAAGAAAAGGTATTAGAAACTCTGAGATAGTAATCTTGTATCCTGATGCAAAGCTTGATCCTAAAGTTCAGCAAAGAGTGCAAAGAGATCCAGAGGGTAAGTGTACTTTGCTAGAAGTTCTTTGCAAAGATTATAGCAAACGAAATGAAGAAGCTTATCTTCTTTATGTAATAGATATGTCTACTAAAACTTATATTAAAGAACAGAAGTTTAAAGGCGTAGGTTCTAATCCTTATGTTTGTTTTAGATGGTCTAAGTGTGCAGGAGAAGTGTACGGCAGAGGTCCATTGATTAATGCTCTATCTGCTATCAAGACTACTAATCTTACTATTCAGTTAATATTAGAAAATGCACAGATGGCTATCTCTGGCATTTACCAAATGGATGATGATGGCATTATTAACCCAGATACTATCAATTTAGTCCCTGGCACGATAATACCAAAGTCACCTCAATCTGGTGGATTGCAGCCAATCCAATCGGCAGGAAGATTTGATGTTGCTGATATAGTTTTAAGCGATATGCGCTTAAATATAAAGCGCGCACTATACAATGATATGCTAGGAAATCCAGATAGAACCCCTGCATCTGCTACAGAAGTTGCTGAACGTATGGCAGATTTGTCACGCAGGATAGGATCAGCATTTGGTAGACTGCAAGCTGAGTTAGT